AAATTCAGCATCTTTAGGCCTTAATTCGTATTCAGGGTTTTTTAGATCGTCTAGAAATCGTTGACAGCATAATATCAGTTCCCTGCAAGCTATTTTTCTACCTTCGATTATTGATTTGGCATACTCCAATACTAGATCATAATTTTTATATTTGGCCAATTTATTTCAACTCACTTAATACCTGCGCCAGCTTAGATTTTTGCTCGGTTTCAGCCGTCACAGTTTCCAGGGATTTTGGATTTAAGCAAAGCCGGTCGGAGTACGCCAGTATATCTTTGCGAAGGTTTTCGAGAGTGGCCACTATCGGAGCTTTTTTGAAACCGCCGTCAGCCGTTGGTGTCTGAAATGCAAAATCACCATCAATAAAACGCTGGGTAAGTATCCCATACTGTTCGACAAGCTCAGCATAAATGCTGATTAACCTGTTATATTCAGGTTTGTAGGTACCAAGTTTTTTCATGTCCTTAATTGTTGCACGTTTAATGGTTTCTTTGGTAGGACGTTTTGCCACCTCCTCACCTCCAATTTTTTTCTGGAAAGTCGCTCTATTGGAAAGAGTTTCCCCGCACCGGTCCCCTATAACCCTATTCTAATTTTTTCGAGCAGGGGGGATATTCTTACTACCCACTGCATTCCCTTTTCTGTAAGTTCGTTCGAACTTCTATCATGCATCTGATTGTGACACTCATTGCATAGGCTAATCAGATTAATATTGTTTAACTTCAAGTCAGGTCTTTGTTCTATAGGTAATATATGATGTACTGTTGTAGCTGGTGTTGTCTTGCCATACCTTTTACATTCTCTGCACAGATAATTATCTCTCTTTAATATTGCTATCCTTTTCTTTTCCCATTTTTTCTGTTTATAAAGGCTTTTCATTTTAAAAACACTCCAATAAAAAAGACACCCTTTCGGATGTCTATGTTACTATAAACCTATTTGATTTACTGCATATGTAGCTTCTTCTGTAGTAAATCCTTCAAATTCTAACTGATCTATTAATCCTTTTCTTGAAAAGGCCATTATATCCAAGTAAGTTTTGGCTTTTTCCACAGCCTGTTGCTTCCAATCTACATTTAAATTATTTACACCATAAATTGCTTCTTCATTACTGAACCCTTCAAATTCTAATTGTTTTACCAAACCTTTTTTCGAAAATGCTGCAGTATCTATATATATTTTAGCCTTTTCTACAGCCTGCCCCTTCCAGTCAATATTCAATTTATCTACTGCATAAGTTGCATCTCCATTATCAAAACCTTCAAACTCTAATTGCTTTATTAACCCTTTCCTTGAAAAAGCAGTTACTTGCAAATATTGTTTTGCCTTCTTTACTGCATTTTGTTGCGATAAAGTTTCAGTACTCTTCTTTTCTTCTGTCGCATTTTGCTTAGTTGATTCTGCAAATTTCTCTTCAGGCTTTTCATTTGACTCACTGATAGTTGCATTTGTCTGTTTTACAGACTCCTTTGCCGCCTTTCCAGATTCATCATCACTACTACCTAAAGAACCAAATATTATGATTACTATAACAACCCAAAACCACCAACGCTTAAAAATCGGTTTCTTTGGCTTCTTTTGTTTTCCTTCCATCCAGATTCCCCCTTTAATTACAATTACACTATATTAATTCTACATAAAGGGAGAAATTCCTATAACAACCGTTCCCCATTAATCGACACAATTTTATGCTTCAGCTCCCATCCCCTGCCTACGAAGCATTCTCTCCCTCTACACCGCCTGCACACTACAAGCCAAAAGTGTAGCACCCATAAAAACTAAAGCAGCCGGGAGGAGGAATCTCATGGCTCCCCGACTGCTCGTTTCTAATCTCAGTTTAACAATATCACAAATTTAATATAAACTTCTATCAACTCTTCTAAATTTCTATCATATCTAAAGCTCTTTCATGTAGCCTATGAACCCACTGCCAAGTATAATGGTTAGTATATGCTATCTCTTCCCAAGTTTTCGAATCAAGATATCTACACTTTAATATCTCCCTAAGTTTCAAATCCGGTATTGAATCAATTTTACTTTCGATTTCCTTTTTTAATTCTATGAGGTCATCAATAGCTTGGTTTATATTTTTTTCAATCTCATCAATAGTTGCTATACCGTTTTCAATTACGTTACTGCGACTCTTATTCTTAGGCATATCCGATAAAGTACCTGTCACATTGAATATTTTATTTCTCCAATTTTCCAACTCTTTAATTTTTCTATCTATCTCTGCATTCAAGTACTTATACCTACTGAGATATTTTATTTTCTCTCTATGTTCTGCAGTTAACATTTTTCATCACCTCTTGTCTTTGCAATTCACATAAGAACGCTATATTACAAGCCATATGCCACAGGTGCGGATATCCACTTTCATCATCCACGCTGTTTTCATTCCTAAGATATTCACATAAATGTCTCATCAACGCTGCTTTATATCGACTTTTATCTACCTTCTCCCAGTTAGTATTTTCACCGTATTTTGAAACTCCGTAAGTTCTAATTACACCTACTGCTTCAATAATCGCTGGAGGTACAAGATCTAATCTAGGCTTATCTTTATCGTGTTTATAGATATATTTATTTTCATCTTCCATACTAAGCAGCCTCCCTTATCCTAGCTTTTAAGGCTTCCAGCAGTTCCTCTTGTCTTTGTTCCTTACCTTGAAGGACCTTTAATACATCCTCATCAACGGTACCTTCAGCTATCAAATGATGTATTATTACACCCTCAGCTTGTCCCTGTCTATGCAACCTTGCATTTGCTTGTTTATACAGTTCCAAGCTCCAAGGTAATCCAAACCAGATTATGATATTACCGCCGTCCTGAAGATTTAACCCGTGTCCAGCTGATGCCGGATGCGCTAAAAGCACTTTTATTTTTTTGTCATTCCAGTCTCTTATGTCTCTCTCTGTATTCAGCTCCCTGACATCTTTTTTTAGATAGGCTTTAATTCTATCTTTATCGTGTATAAAACTATAGAATACCAATACTGGATTTCCATTCGCTTCTTCGATTAACTCCTGAAGCCTTTCAAGCTTTTTGTCATGAATTTCAATGACCGCTTTTTTCTCATCATATACAGCCCCATTTGCCAACTGCAGAAGTTTGTTTGTAACAGCAGCAGCATTAATTGCAGTAATCTCTTTGTCTCCAATTTCAAGAAGCGCTTCTTTCTCCATAGCCCTGTACTTGTCCATTTCCTTTTTATCAAGAACTACCGGTACGTTAATAAGCAGTGGCTCCTTTAGCTTCAAATAATCTTTAGCTTTCATGCTTATACATATATCTTTTATTTGATTATTTATATCTTCCATGGCTCCCGGTCTCAATGAATAAAGATTAAAGCCTGGTCTTGCTATGGTGTAGAAATACTTATTTCTATATGCCGTAATAGTTTTCTCTAATCTTTCTCCTCTATCTAACAAATACACTTCAGCCCATAAATCCATATATCCGTTTGGCGCTGGTGTGCCAGTAAGACCCACTATTCTTTTCATGAAAGGACGGACTTTTCTTAAAGCTTTAAACCTTTTACTTTGATGATTTTTAAAACTGCTTAATTCATCTATTACTACCATGTCAAAATCCCATTTAAGACCTAACTGCTTTACAAGCCATTCAACATTCTCACGATTTATGACATATATATCAGCTTTCGTCCTCAACGCTTCTAATCTCTGCTTTTGATTTCCCAAAATCTTTGATATTCTTAGATGTTTCAGATGATCCCATTTAGCTGTCTCTCGGCTCCAGGTATCTTCTGCTACTCTTTTAGGCGCTATGACTAATACTTTATTAATTTCTAAATAATCATTCATAAGTTCATCTATAGCTGTTAAGGTTGTAACTGTTTTCCCCATACCCATGTCCAAAAACAATCCCGCTGCAGGATTTTGAATTATATGGTTCTTAGCTATTTCCTGATATTTGTGAGGTACATATTTCAATAAAATCACCTACCTTTTCTTTGGAATCTATCACTAATACTTCAAAACCTAATTTCTCAAACTGCCTTTTTCTGGACCTCTGTATAGGTCTTAAATCTTCACCAGGTTTCTTGAGTTCAACAAACTTCACTATACCTTTGGGTAATAAAACAATTCTATCCGGCACTCCATTGTTTCCGGGACTTGAAAACTTGAAAGCTTTACCTCCGATTTTCTCAACTTCATCTCTTAAATAAATTTCAATGTTTTTCTCTCTCATCAGCAACTCACCCTAAACTCATTCCTCGGATATAAGGTACCTTCTTTTATCATTCGTTCAATCTTACCGCTTATTGCTTGTGCTGATCTATCTATATAGTTTGCCATGGTACTTGGTGTGTGGCCTTTATGGTATAGCTCTCTCAATTTATCAACTTCTGACTGAGTCCAGGGATTATGATTATCCATTTTTATAGGTCTGGCTTTTATACCTAGATCAATAACTCTTCTTTTAATAGCTCCTTCAGTTCGCTGCAATCTTATTGAAAGTTCCCTATAGGTATACCGGTATGAATTAAGCAGTTGCTTTAACAGCTGATCCTCTTCAGGAGTCCAGGGAGTTTTCTTATATTGCAAACTTTTTTCTATATCTGCTTTTCTCTGCTCATTCACCCAATCAGGTTCTTTACCTAAAGCCATAGGCTCCAATCTCGAAAAATCTATGATGGTTCTATTTCTTTCAGCCCAATCCCACCAGTCATCCAAATATATTATTCTAAAACTGCAGTTCTTTACTTTTTTTGTTTTAACAGGCAACCCTTTTTCAATCCACTGATTAACAGTATATTTCGTACCAGCAATTGAACCCCCTCTAAGCTCAATCATTAATCGGTTCAATGTTATATATTCACCAGATTGAAGGAAAGGCCCCAAATTAAGTTTAGCTGCTTTTATTTGCACAGCTGTTTCAGTCCTATTCAACTTACCAGCTATAGCTTTTATACTAACCTGACCCCAATTTTCACATAAGTATTCGATTTCTTCCTGAGTCCAATTTGGTTTTCTTCCCATAATAACCCTCCTTTCTGGAAACAAAAGAAACAGAATTTGAGTCGGAAAAATATTTTTATATATTAGGATGTATTAGAGACTATATATATACGCGTATACGCGCCTAATTATCTATTTTACTTTATATATATATGTTTTGTTTCTTTTGTTTCCGATACCATTCTAATCATTGATATTACTGGCTTTAAGCTGGAAACAGAACATACTTTATTTTATTTCCGCGGAAACAGAGTTTTGTTTCCGCTCATATTGTGTTGTAGAATATTCTGTTTCCGCGGAAACAGAATCCGGAAACAAAACCTAATTCCTAAATGCGTATTTTCTTTGCATATCTTACAGTCACCATTTCATTTTTTAATAGTTCTATAAGCTCTTTTTTACTTACTTCCTTTTTAAACATCTTAACACCTACACCTTTTTCATATCTTATATATTCAACTTTATAAATCTCCATAGAAACACCTTCCTTACTGTTTTCTAATAAAAGCTCTTTGCTTACCGTAACAGGCACCAAAAGATAAATTACTGCTGCTCCTCTCCCATCCTTTCAAGGACCTTAATATGTCATTTATCTCTCTGCTCTGAAGCGGACCCAACTGTTTAGGATCCCCGTTAAAAAGCTCACACCATATTTCTATAACGCATACCTTGGTTCTTAACATAGTTGGTTCATAAGTATCCAAAACACCGCCGTTATTTATATATTCCCTGCGTGTATACATATCAAGTTCATACCAGTTTTCAGGCAACAAGGTATCAAGATACTCAAGAATCAAACCAGTCTTGCTGCTTTCCTCTGAATGTTCTTCTTGCTGCTTTGTGGCTTCTTCTAGTTCAGCACCCTCAAGATATAACTTTTCTCCTGCTTTATATATTTCCACAGCTTCAGCCCATATCTGGTCTCTTTCCTTTTCAAGGTCCTTGAATATATTCTTTTTAGGTTCCTTAATTCCGACATCTACAGGCCAGTATCGCCTATTTCCGGTTTTATCTCTCAGAAATTCCTTGTCGTTTGAAGTACCAAAGAACACACATTGTCTAGGAAACCTGCTTACTCTTTTACCATAAGCAACTCTGTATATATCTTCATTTTTAGAAAGGAACATTTTAGTTGCTTCGATATCAGCCTTTTTGGTTGCTGTCAGTTCACTCATTTCAATTAACCAACTGCCTTGCAACTGCTCATAAGCTTCTTTACCTGATACTGTAGTAAGAGAATCGTTATACCAATCTTTCCCCAGAATTCTTATGAATGAACTTTTACCTATACCCTGAGGACCTGTAAGAACCAGCATATAATCATACTTAATACCAGGCTGCATGATTCTGGCTACCGCCGCGGCTAAATGCTTCCTTATAACTGCCCTTGTATATATGTTGTCTTCAGCTCCTAAGTAATCACTGAGCAAAGTTTCAACTCTCTTTTCACCATCCCATGTAAGGCTATTGAGATAATCTCTTACAGGATGAAATGTGTGGTTTTTAAAGCATATAACTAAAGCATCAAGTATCTTATTAGCAGTTGTAATGTCATAAGCTTTTTCAATGTAGTATCTTAAGCCTGAATCGTCTTCATCTCTCCAGTCCCGATTTATATCATTAGTCCAGGGAAGTTTCCCAGTGATTACAGCTCTATTGGAGAATTCATTGTAAGCTAATTTGCCTTTCAGGAAATAGTCATTTTCAAGTATTGTAAGTACGTTCTCTATAGTGCTTAATAACTTCCCTTTAGGACCATAATGCAGTTTTTCAGTCCAACTGGTGTCTATTTCTATGTCTTCATCAACATCCAAATCAAAGTCCTTCAGAACTTCATCCATACGTTCTTTATTCATGAGTTCTTTTACTCGGCTATCAGCTGCAGCAAATTCACACATGGCCGTGAAGGATGGAAGTCTATTAGTAGGTGTATCTGGTTTTGCATCTTCATCCTGAGCCCCGAATTTATGAATTCTAATCAAGTCAAAAGCGTTGCATAATACGCCTGAAGCCGGATCCGTTCCGTGATGGCTATAGCTGAATTTGTTATCGTATATAACCACACCGCCTACTGTGGAACCTTCAGCATATGTATATCTGTTTTCTTTACCTGTAGACACATACACATCCGGGATAAACTTTTCTATAGCTTCCTGAATGCTGTAGGTTCTGCAGAAAGCTCCTATAATACCTTTCTTTTCATACGGATCCTCTTGTTTCTTAATCAAACTATTAATCCTGGCTCTTTGTCTGCTGCTTTCCGGCCAGTAGCTCACATCTTTCCAGTCAATATACCTTGCTAACACTGCATCAGGATCTAAGAAAGGTCCGTCCTGGAACTCAAATATATACTCACCATCTGATGAAGTACTCGGCCAATACATGAGCCTATGAGGTTCATAGGTCGTGTCATCGAATTGGTCTATACCTATATCATTTGCAATCATCCTCGCAATAGCCTGATATTCATCACCCAATACAGGTCTGGATAAAGGTATAACCAATCTCAGCCTTGGATTATCAGGTGTGTGGCTATGTGTTGAATACATAACTATCGCATAATCCTCAAGCATTACAATGCTGTCCCAAATATCTTTAGCCGTTGTTTTTACGTTATCCAAATCCAAGGTTATAAGAGTTCTGTTAGCAACATTTTCAGCTTTTCTCCTACCGTTTTTCAGAGAACCGCCTACAAAACCTCCGACATCCTTAATTTCGTCTCTTTCCTTTTTGGACAGTTTCTTATATTCCGTAACTGTCTCAGGTGTTCTGGTTGTATTTGAAAGTTTCTCTACAAGCTGACTCCATAGTATAGTTTTATTTTTCCAGTTTATTTCTTTCCTAGACTTTCCGGTTGCCAAAGCAATTTGACCGTCATATTTTAATTTAAGAGGTTTAGGATCCGGTTTCATCTATAACACCTCTCGGTCTTCGATTATGTTGCTGTTCTTCTATAGGAATCCATCTGCAATTATCAGGTTCATAATTACCATCATTATTAATTCGATCGATTGTTAACCCTTCTTCATAACCGTTGGATAAGGCCCAACTTTGAAAATTCGGAAAGTCATTCCATTCACTACAGACAGTTATGCCACGATTTCCGTAGTGTTTATAATCTTTATTATTTGGGTTATTACATCGTTGCCGCATCATATTCCAAACCGCATACAGATGCGTACCACTACCATAATGTTTAGAAGCTCTGTTTTTTGCTAGTTCTTTTCTAAGACATCCACAGCTTTTTACAATTCCATTTCTCAGGTCTCTAGATCTAACTATTTTTGTATTACCGCAATCGCATTTACATAACCAAGCAGCTTGAGAACCTATGTTATTTACGCGTTCTAAAACGGTTAAACGTCCGTACCTATTACCTGTAAGATCATAAAAGACAGATGGTTTTTCTTTACGATAACATCCACAGCTTATAGTATCACTTCTACGGAGTTTTAATGAGCGTACAATTTTTGTATTACCACAATCGCATTTACACAACCAAGATGTTCTGCCTTTATGGTTTTCAACTCGTTCAATTACAACAAGTTTTCCAAAGCGCTGCCCTGTTAAATCTATAAATCCATACATAAAATCAGTCCTTTCTATAGTATGAGGGACACTCGTATCCATCCGCTCTTAGTGGTAATTCTGGAGCCCAATCCAAAGGTTTCCCCATGATAGCTGTCACTTCTTCCACAGACCCTTTTCCTATAGGTACATCAAGTATTACTTCGTCATGAACGTGAAAGGCTATTTTATATCCGACCATATCAAGTCTCAACATTGCATCTCTCAAGCAATCTCTGGCCGTAGCTTGGACAATGTTCTCAACCAATTTACCTCCATAAGTATCTTCTCTTATCCAATTGTAATTCTGGTCTAACCCTTCATAAGTTAGTTTTACTTTTCCAATAAATTTGTCATGCTCTTCAACCTTTGGCCTGAGATATGCAATTTTTCTTCCTGAAGGTAATTGAATGAAAAGTATTCCAGGTTGATATATAAATTTAATACCGTGCTGAAGTTCAACTGTAGTTCTATTCTCCACAGCTTCAATAGCTGCATTTTCGACATCATACCAAAACTTCACTATTTTTTTATTGGCATTTCTCCATTGTGTCACCAGTTCGGGCAATTCTTCCTCAGTAAGTCCCATTTTTAAAGCTCCCATCTGTATTAAGGCGCCAGCAGCTCCCTGATATCCCAAAGCCAATTCTGCAACTTTGCCTTTTTGTCTGAGAGGACTTCCTTTGTGTATTGTTTCTATGGGTACTTTGAACATTTGAGCAGCTGAGGCTTCATATATTTTGCCGTGAGTTCTGAACACTTCCATTCTCCATTGCTCTCCGGCTAGCCATGCAATTACTCTAGCTTCTATAGCTGAAAAGTCTGCTACAATAAACCTGTGTCCTTCTGAGGGTATAAAAGCTGTCCTTATGAGCTGACTGAGTATTACAGGTACACTTGGATATACCATTTCTAGCAGTTCAAGATCTCCGCTTTCAACAATCTGCCTTGCTAAGTCCAAATCACTGATTTTATTCTGTGGAAGGTTTTGCACTTGAATAAGTCTCCCTGCCCATCTGCCGGTTCGAGACCCTCCATAAAACTGTAACAACCCTCTCGCTCTCATATCAGAACATATAACTTCTTCCATCTTTGTATATTTGCTTACTGAAGTTTTGGCTATTTCTTTTCTTATATTAAGCGCCTCTTCAACTTCTGGAAGGTCCTTTGACTGCTTTAGAAGATCTGGAATAGTTTCTTTAGTTATAGCCTTAATTTCATACCCAAGTTTCTTAGTCAACCATCTTTTAAGCTCTGCTACACTTTTAGGGTTATCGAGCCCTGTTACTTCCCTGTAGCGTTCAATTAGCTGCTGAGTATATTGCTCATCCATCTTAATGGCTTGTTTCACAAAATTTAGATCTAGTCTCACGCCGTAGTCGTTAATTTTCTGATCCAGATACCACATTTTCATTTCATCATCTGTTGTTTTAAATTGCTCTAACTTCTTCCTTATTTCTCTTTCTACAACTACATCCTGCATACAATATTCCTTAAACTGTTTCCACTCTTCCGGCTTGTCTTCAGGTAAAAATCTCATCTTGCCTCTTAAGAATGATATCTGTCCATTATCGGAGTCCTTTTCTTTTTTAGGTATTGAGAATAACCTTATTAGATTTTTCCCAGTGAAAAGTTTTTGTTTATCCAAGGGAAATCCTAATGTCTTAGATACACTGTCAAGGCTTCCCGGTATGCCTAATGTCATTGCTTTAATCATTGTGCATTGCCAGGATTCCGGGTCTATTTGCTTGTTGAAATGCTTTGAAAGACAAACTCTTTCGAATTGAGCATTGAATGCTGTTTTTATTACGGATTTATCAAATATAGCTTTTTCTACAACCTTTGGTATTTTTTCATCACAGGCTATGTCAACTATTTTCACTGGTTCATCATCAAAGGCATAAGCAAGCAGCAATATTTTGAAATAAGGGGAGTCCACATACTTGTAGACTCCACATTCAGTTAAAGATATATCACTAAAGGTTTCGATATCAAGTGCTAGAGTAGTCAATTTAATCAGCTCCTATTAATCTAAGAAGTCTTCTTCATCTTCAAAATCAAAATCTTCTTCTGCTGATGATCCTCCGCCTAGTCTTTCACCATCTTCTAATTTCTGTACATTGCCAAGGCCGCAAGCTATTCCTCTATTACCTGCAGCATTGTACCCATAGAAGTTTATACTTACTCTTGCATAGCAGCCAGAATAAACTTCTTCAGGGCCCAGGCCTTTATTACCCTTTAGGTCTACTATTTCAGGCTTTCTTTTGCTGTTAGCATTTATGAAATAGCTGTTAGCATAAGCTTCATCTTCTGGCCTGTCCTCGTCACCGTCTCTCAAAGGTGTCTTTAAGTTTGCCGGTATTTTACCGCCCCAAAGGGATTTTGCATTTTCCTTAGCTTCTTCTATTGCTTCTTTTATAAGCTTAAGTGTCTGTTTGTCCTCTTTTGGAATAATAAGAGATACGGAATACTTAGGTTCGTTACCCTCTATTGCATGAGGTTCATGCAAGTGTGCATAACTCAATCTCACTTTACCTGTTACTACCTTAGTTCCAGTTCTTTTAGCTTCAAATTTCTTACTCATTATTTCATCCTCCTATTTTATAAATCAAATTCAGCTTCAACGCTGTTTAATTCTGGTCTTTTATCTGACTCTACAACCAATGTAGGCTTTCCAGGTGGTTTTATGATGTAATCCTGAAGCAGATTATTGAATACTTTCTTACCTAGCACTTTTTCCATATCTGTAATACCTTTAAGTTTCTTATTGAAGATTACATCTTCTTCATATCCTTCTTTCATGAGAACTGCAGCAACTTTATCTTCATCTTCATACTTTCTGTTGCTCCTGCCTTCTACAAGCTTCCAGCCTGGATACTTCACATTGTTATTTAGCGCCTGATCTAGTGCATATTCTTGAATATCCTTCGCCCAGGCTTGTATTTCTTCAGCCTTGTGAAGTATTTCAGCTATTTCCTCAACATTGAGAAGATTCGGATCCTGCATGTTGTACTTTTCTCCTATAGCTAACATTGCTTCAGCTCTGGCTTTACATGTAGCTTTTACCTTGCAGAATTTACACCAGTCACCTGCATTTAATTCTCCAGCACCTTCATAAGCTTGTTTTGCCTTAACTATTAGCTCATTTTCTGCCCAATTCATAAGATCTATGACTGATATTTCCCAAGTTGATATGTTATCAAGCCTTGGCTGCACTATGGTCATCCTTACTGTGTTTATGTCATAGATGAAACCGTATTCTTCAATGGCTCCTAATGCATATAATTTCATTTGAGGATTGTTTACTGCTGAAACTTCTACACCTTTGCCATATTTAAGATCTATAATTTCCATAGTCCCGTCAGCAATTATGATACAGTCTCCTGTACCGAAACCTTCAGGCACATATTTTGAAAAGTCTAATCGCTGCTCCAAGAATAACAGCGCATCAGGTGTACTACTTTTAGCTTCTGCCATTTTTTCAAATACGAAATTTGTGTATTTTTCTACCTCATCAGGCATGTCTTCATTATAAAGCTCATGTTCCTTTATCCTTTTAAGCTCTTTGTTGTATGTAGTCTTAGTGATCTGCTTAAGCTGATACTTGAGCTCCAGCTCACCCAGTGAGTGAGCCAGAGTTCCTTCCTGAGCATATACAGATGTAGTATCTTCTATGTTTTCAGTGAGTCGTGCTGATGGAGTGCAGTTGAGCCATCGCTCTGCTGATGAAGCGCTTAACAGCGCATGAGTTGCCATTATATCGCCTCCAGTCTTTTCATTGCTTCTGCATATTGTTCAGGCTTCAACTCTGATACTTTTGATACACCCATCTCATCTAGTAAAGTCTTTAACTCTGCTTTCTTGCCTTTTTTACTCAACTCCACAAACTTAGCTCTGACTTCTACTTCTGTAATTTCCGGAGTAGTATCTTCATTCTTTTCTTCTGTTGGTGTATCGGGAGCCTTCTTTTCTTCTTTCTTTTCAGGATCTGGAGCAGGAGCTTTAACTTCTTTTTCGACTTTAGGGGTTTTCCTTGTTTCTTCTTCATGAGCTTGTACATCTGCCACGAGTGCCTCCAGAGTTCCTGATTTTATTGATCTGTTTAATTCGTATATGTTCATTTCAATTGTGAACTTCATTCTTATTCATCCTCCTCTGAATCTTCAAATAAACTGATTTGCTGAGTTTCAAATACTTCTACCTTTCCGTCTTCATTTATTCTGATAATTGGCTTTTCCTCAGGCCAACCACTGACTTTGAATTTCTTAGCTTTTATGGTTTTTGTAATATCCCAAGAGAGATTTAATTCATCTGTATCATCAGAAGCATATTCTTTTTTAATTTTTATCTTTATCTAAAGTTCTGCTTCATCAGATCCTGATATTTGTTTGACTATGGATTGCAGCGTATCGTCAAACTGTTCTCTTAAAACTGTAAATGCTGATGATTTAAGTCCTAGCTTTTCCATGAATCTTTACCCCCTAATTGATTTTTTAATTATCTAAGGTTATACTGTTTTTGGATATATTATTTTTTATTGGCTGCTTAGGCAGCTCTTTTTTAATACTTTTCTTTTGCACTTTGAAGAGCTTCAGCAATTGTAATATTACTTTGAAAATATATGCTAGCAGCTTCCTTTACTAAGGCTTCGATTTTTCTTACGTCTGGCTTGCAATTGTTTTCACAGCTATTATTAATTCCCACAGTTTCTCCAGTTACTCCGCATATGCCTAGAAACTTAGAAGTCCTATCAAACTCTTTACAAATGATACACTCTTTCACAATCTCACCGCCCTTAAGTACTCCTTTGGTACTTTACTTATCCACCTGTAGCCCTTCTTGATAGCTTGTACACTAGATTTAGCTCGAATAGCTATCCAATTTCTTGGATTGCGAGCATCATAGACTTTATATGTTTTCACATAACCCCTCCTTATTGAATTAAATGTTTTCTGTACTCATATTCAATCTTTTCATTTGAGGCTTTAGCATATATTTGTGTTGTATTTGGGCTCGTATGACCGAGTATGTTTTGCACTGTTACTAGATCAGCACCGTTATTGAGCATTAATGTTGCTGTTGTATGTCTTAATAAATGAGGATGTATGTTTTTATTTAGACCGGCACGCTTGCCAAGCTTTTCGAACTCTCTTTGAATAGCTCTTTGTCCAAGTCTCCTATAGGGCTGTCTCTCGGTAACGAATAAAGCTTCATTTGTATCTAGTCTGCTCATTAGATATTTTTTGAGATGTATCTTGGCTTTTGGACTGATATATACGGTCCTCTCTTTGTTACCTTTCCCTATTACCTGAGTCTTTAGATTGTCCCAGTCTATGTCTAATCTATTCAGGTTTACTACTTCACTCAATCTACAGCCGGTTGAGTAGAAGAATTCTAGTAATGCTCTTTCTCTTAAGTTCTTACAGGCTTCTCTCAGCAATTCTAATTCCTCTACAGTAAGTGCTTTTCTCTGTCTTTTTTCAGTCTTTATCCGATTAAGCTTCCTGGTCGGGTCTTTTGAAATGTATTCTTCCTTCTCAAGCCATTCGAAAAAGCTTCTTAGAGTAGATATCTCACTTTCTACAGTAGTATTTTTCACTCCAGAAAACTTTTGATATGAAGCAAGATACATTCTCAGATCCATGGTTGTTATATCTTCAGCATTCTTGTTCATATACAGTGCAAACCTTTTTAGCTTATATCCGTAGTTCTGCAAAGTATACTTTGATAATCCATCAAGTTTCTTGCAAGCCAGGAATAACTTTACGAGGTCTGTTAGATTCGATCTGACTACCAGTGCTGTTTCCTCAGCCTTTTCTATCTTGTACAGGTAAAGCACTTCATCTATGCAAGTTCTTAAGCTATAGGTGTCAATGCCAGGGCATATCTGGCTAATCTTATCTAGCAGCTTAATAGCTACCTCGTTTTTGTACATATGATTCCTCCTTTTTCACATAATCGTTGATAAATGCGTAAAAATTACTGTTCTTTTCTTAAATCTTTTCAAGAGTAATGTTGTCTAATGATGTAATATTAATCATCCCAGAATTCACCCCAATACAACCTTTGTCCGCAGTACTTGCAATAAGTATCTAAATGGTCAACTTCTTCATCGCACACCGGACAGGCATAATAACTGTCAGCATCTATGCTTGTTTTAGGATTCTGCTTTTCTAAAGCCTTGATGATTTCTTCAGCATCCTCCTGATTCAAGCATTCTGCTATTATTCTGCCAACACCGTTGTAAATAGGATATTTTTCATTAAGTTTTCTACCAATTTTGTAATGCATAAAACTTCCCTCTTTTCTTACTTCACAATATTCTCAGATTGTGTTATTAATCACATATGATAAGTTTCATAACTGGCTGACTTCCGTATTTAAGCAGAATATTTTTAATGACTGCTAGGCATTCCTCCTAATATAACAACGCATCATACAATTCTCTGTAACACTCATCTATCTCTTCGCTTGTATAGGTATCAGTCATTTTCTTTTCTTCAACTATTCTCCTGAATGTAACTAGCATGTTATATGCATTTTTTATTGCGGCCTTTTGTCGATCTGTCAGTTTAGTTTTATAATTTTTATCTGCTAGGTTCATCTTTCGCCCTCCAGTTCCAGTTCCAGATCTAGATGTAATCGATCTCGTATGTCCCAAATTAACAAGTTATGTGCTCTAATTTGATCTTCTGCTTTAAGCAGCTTCTCTCGAGTTTCTTCTATTTCTAGTTGAATTTTTTGTTGCTCCAATTCCAAAGCCTGTGTGCTTTCTTTCCAAGCTTCTTCTTTCATGTACATCTTCGCGTCCATATTTTCGACTATGCAATAAGCTATAAGGATATATGCAATTGCTAAAAATATATATAGTTTTTTCATATCTCACCCAACCTTTTTAAATTATTAGATTGCATGCTCTCTGTTGCTATTACGTAACTTTTTAGTCAAAAAAATATCTGGATTAATACTATAAGCATCACAAATTTTTTCTACTTCATCGAAAGTGAAATGTAAGTATCCATTGATTTTCTGATTCAGAGTAACCGGGCTAATTCCTAAAAGATCTGCTATAGTTCGCTGCCTAATTTTATTTTCAACTAGAAAGCCTTTGAACTTTGAATGAGGCTGATGTTTTAGATTCGCCTTTTTCTTCATGATTCCTCACCTCCTTTTGTTGCTTTCGCGCAACTTTTGTCTTTATTATAGTTTATATGTCTTATGGTGTCAACAACTTTTTTATTAATATTTGAATATTTTTGTTGTTTTTACGAAATATATATGTATAATATAATTAATAAACAAATAAAGGAGTAGTGGTATATGTTTGAAACCTTTGGAGATAGGTTAAAAAAACTTCGTTTAGAACATGAAATGACAATTGATGAATTCATTAAAGAATTCAATAAAAGATATGATACAAATTTAAAAAAATCGATGGTTTCTAGATATGAGAACAATATT